TATGCAATCGGCACAACCGTCTTCGGACGGGTGTCCACTTCCGGTTGTGTGTCCTCCCCGAACGCGAAGTTCGGAACGTCGGCGATGGCCGTGGTGTCGAGAATGGTCTCGAGAACGCGGCCGCCCTTGTGTGTGTTTGCCATTTTGGTTCTACTTTCGGTTGTGGGGCGCTTGCCCCGGTTGTTGCGGCACGATCGCCGCCAACATCGCCACCATACCACATCTCGTGGTCGCTGGCAATGGTATCTTGCGCATGGTCGCCATGCAAGCGACGCATGCTTGGTTTTCTTGTGCCGTCGTCCACAACCAGCGATTGCAAGACGACGGCGGGGCTGGCGCTTGGCCAGCGAAAGGACGACGAGAACCCCCCACTCTGGTGGGTTCTCGCCTTCCTCGGAGAGGACCCGCGCGCGCTTTCTTTAGCTTGAACGACATATAGTATATCGAATGTCGACAGAAGAACTCTTAGGTTCCGATCGGTTCCATATATACTTGACACGCCTACACGGCTGTGCTATGCTTCCCAGCCCAGAATAGGAGCCAAATTCGATGGTCGATTCGCGCCCCCCGGTTCAAAGCCCTCCGCCCAGACAATCTGCCCCTCCGCCTCATCAGCCCCAGCCTGCAAGACCGGCTCAGCCCTCTCCTAATTCGCTGACGCAGCAGCAAGGTAAGGATTCCGATCGCCCTCTGCAGAAGGACATTGACGAGCAGCGCAAGCGTGGCGCTTCCTCGAGCAAGAACTGGTACCGGGAAGAGGGCAGTGTTATTGGCGAGGATCCCGCTTCTATCGACTTCGTCGGGTCCTATCCTTGGACGAACGTGGGTGAGCCGGGCGAGAATCGGGATGACGATACGCCTATTACTCCGCCCGCATGGCGAGCAGAGGAGGAACAGGAAACTATCGCCGAGGAACAGAGGCGGAAGTCTGAGATGGACGCCCGTGCGGCGCGGAAGGTAGCTGATCGCAGACAGGATGATCAGCTGGAGAAGGATTATCCCTCTTCGCCGGCCTCTGCTTTTAGAACGCAGCGGGAGAAGGATGCGGAAAACGATAGGGCTCGCGATTCGGTGCATGGCATGAACCGGCCCGCCCCCGTGAACCGGCCTCATGTCCCTGCAGAGTGAATGAGAGTTATTCGGTGAGGGACCGGCTCCCAAGCGATCTGGTTCCTCTCCCCACTGCGCCTTACGAGGAGCGTCCAAATTCGCTGCCTCTTGATGTGGAGGAATGCAGAACCGCATTGTGGCTAAACAGGGGGAACATACCGGACGCTGCTGTCCAGCTAAAGGTAACCCCGCTAAGGTTGCGTAACTTTGTCACCAATTCGCCGAGGTTGCTAGCGGAGCAGAGAGAAGCGCGCGAACAACTGGCAGACAAGGCGGAACAGATCGTTTATGAAGCGTTGCATGATGAAGTGGATCCTAGTCGCCGCGATGCAATGGCGAAGTATGTCCTAAATTCGGTGATCGGCAAGGCGCGCGGATTCGGTGCGGGCGGTGTCGGCGTGAAGATACAGAACACAGGGCCTATGATTATAACATGGGCGACGGAAGAGGATCACGTTAAGACAATAAATGAGGAGGGTGAAATTGTCGAATCGCGTTGACTCGGAATCCGACGAACGGATCGTTAACAACGATGTCCGCCACAAATATCGCGTACTCAACGACGCAGAAAAGAAAACTATGGTGACGATAAAGGATCGCGCCCAAGATTGGATGAATTTCATCGACGAGTGGGTTCCTGCGGGCCGCGAGGTATCCATCGCCAAGACAAAGCTTGAAGAGGCCGTGATGTGGGCCGTCAAGGGCCTCACTAAGTGAGTGATGCCCAATTCGCTGAGACTGGAGACGTTGCTGGTATACGCAAGGTACTTGTTCCTTATGTTCCCAGAAAGCACTTCATTCCTTTACATACCTCCCAAAAACGATTTCAATTTGTTGTCGCTCATCGCAGAGCTGGAAAAACAGTTGCAGAGTTTAACCACCTTTTGCGAGCAGCGTGGAATAATAAAAGGCAGCACCCTCCACCAAGATATGCTTATGTTGGTCCATCTTTCGATCAGACTAAAGATTTGGTATGGGGATATGCTAAATATTACGCCGGTTCCATCCCAGGCACTTCATTCGGCGAGGGGGAACTCACGGTAACTCTGCCCAACCAAGCAATGATACGTTTATATGGCGGGGCGGCTGCTTATGAACGGATGCGCGGTGTTTATTTTGATGGCATTGTGCTTGATGAATTTCCTTTACTTAATCCGACTGTGTTTAGTAGTGTCGTTCGCCCCTGCTTGGCAGATTATCGGGGCTTCGGTATCGTTAGCGGCACTTCTAATGGCGACGATCACTTTCATGCGCTAATGAAGAAAAACGAAGAGAATCCTAACTGGGAATTCCACGTTATTCCAGTGACCGAGACGGACGCACTGTCCGCCGAGGAAGTGGCGGACATGACTTCCGACATGTCGCCGGAGGAATTCGCGCGTGAGATGTTGTGTAGTTTCGATGCGCCGATCGAGGGCAGCTATTACGGGGACATGATTAATAAGATTCAGGGAATGAACAGAATCACCAAGGTTCCGCTAGATATTAGCCAGCCAGTGATTACCGCGTGGGACCTGGGTATTCATGACGAGACTTGCATATGGTTCTATCAAGTCGCTGGCAAGGAGGTACACTTCATTGATTACTTCCAGGGTTCCGGCAAAGGGCTTGATCATTATGCGAACTTCATCAACCAACGTAAGCTCAATAAATATAGCTACAAGTGCCACTGTCTTCCTCACGACGTTGAAGCAAGAGAACTGGGAACAGGCCAAAGTAGGCGACAAGTGCTTTCAGGACTTCTTGATGAGCCTATCATCGTTGCCCCCCTCTCCTCCCCAGAAGATGGAATATCCGCGGCTCGTGGTCTTATGGGCATCAGCTGGTTCGACCAAATCATGACGAGGACCGGAATCGGTGCTCTTCGTGCTTATGCGCGTTCCAAGACGGGTCGGCCCATTCATAATTGGGCGAGCCATCCCGCCGATGCATTCCGAACGTTCGCCACGACTTTTCATTTGGTGGCTGGCTATTCGTCGCATGGTTCCCGTGCGGGTGCGTTGCGGCGTAGAATCCGAGGTCTGGTATGAGCAACGTTGAGCACATCTTCCGGAACTCTGAACGAGGGGTTCCCAGCACCTATAACGCCTATGATCCCCAGGACCCGGATTCCTATGACGATCTCATAAATCAGCTGATTACTGATTCCGTTGATTATGAGGATTCCATCCTCGCTGGCGATCGCGACAGGGCAACCGCATATTATTACGGGAAGCTGCCGGACTTGCGGGGGGCGGACCAGTGGGATTCCTCCCAAGCAGCGCCCGTTGGCAACAATGATCCTGAGGTTAATCCACTCGTTCAGACGTATGACGATTTGGTGGAGCAGCGCGAACGCAAGCCGAATCGATCTACATTCGTGTCCACCGATGTTCGCGATGCGATTCTATGCATTATGCCTTCCCTCGTGCGCATCTTCAGCGCCTCCGAGAATGTTGTTGCACTGGTTCCTCGCACTCAGCAGGATATTCAGACCGCCGATCAAGCAACGGATTATGTCAACTATGTGTTCTGGAATGACAATCCTGGGTTCCTAACGCTCTACGGGGCGTTCAAAGATGCTCTTACGGTCCGCACGGGGTTCGTGAAGTGGTGGACCGACGACACGCCGGAGGTTAGATACAAGAAATTTCAGAATATAGCCCCCGAGCAACTTCAGCTTCTACTCGCCGAGGGGCAGCAATCGGGGCAGAAAGTGTCGGTAATCGATGGCGGGCAGCCGGACCCCCAGACGGGCATAATCGATTTCGTTGTTGTTCGTTACACAGTGGTCAAGCCCCTCATTAAGATCGCGGGCGTTCCCCCGGAGGAGGTAAGAATTGACAGGAATGCTAGAACATGGCGCGATAGCCGAATCACCGGCCATGAACGCGTCGTAGCTATCGACGAACTTATCGCGATGGGATACGACCGTGAAGAGGTCAGTAATTATATTACAACGAATGAGTCAAGCAATTTCACCCAAGAATCGCAGATGCGAAATCCCGGGCGTGCTGTTGGAAGCCGTGTCCCAGACGGCGTACATTATGGAGAATGGTTCATTAAAGTCGATAAAGATGGAGACGGCGTTCCAGAACTGCGCTACATCTGTACTATGGGTGAAGATCACGACATCGTGACGGACGAACCTGCGAATCGGGTGAAGATGTGCGTGTTCTCCCCTGACCCGATTGCACACACGATCGTTGGTGATTCGGTGGCGGGGCTGGTCATTGATATTCAGCGCATCAAGACAAACATGATGCGGGGCGTTCTTGATTCGCTGGCGGAGTCGATTAATCCCAAGACGGTGATCAACGAGTTAATGGTGAACGTTGACGATGCGATGAACGATGATTTGGGTGCGATTATTCGAACGCGCGGCGACCCTGCAAGCACGGTGATGTACACGAGAACCCCGTTCGCTGGTCAAGAGGCTGTCACAGTCCTCGAACTGATCAACGATACCCTTCAGCGTCGTACTGGTCTCTCCGACGCGGCGAAGGGACTCGACCCTAAGGCGCTGCAATCCTCGACGATGATCGGCGTTGACGCTATTATTTCGGGGGCGCAAGAAAGAATCGAGCTGATAGCCCGTTGCTTGGCGGAGACGGGCTTTAAGGATCTCTTCACTGGTCTTTATAACGAAGTGTGTGAGAATCCGAATCAGCAGCGCACGCTGCGAATCCGCGGGAATTGGCAGACTTACGATACGTCCACATTTGACGCTTCGATGGGCGTCGAGGTTAACCCGACGCTCGGCAAGGGTTCGGATACGGTTCGCATGGCCGCCCTGCAGGGAATCAAGAACGATCAACAGAACATCGTTATGCAATACGGAATCGCGAACCCCGTTTGCGGCATCCCGGAGATGTATAACACACTTTCGGATATGCTGGAACTTGCGAATATCAAGAATGTGAACCGATACTTTAAGCAGCCGGATCCGCAAACAATGCAGCAAATTATGTCTGCGCCGAAGGAGCCGGATGCGCAGACGGTTGCGGCCAAGGCAATGTACGAGAAGGTCAAGAGCGATACCGTCAAGAATGTCGCGCAATCCGATCTCGACAAACAAAAGCTCCTTGTGCAACAGCAGAAGCAACAGCAAGACGATATATTCCGGCACCAGAAGATGGATCAGGAACGGCAGCTAGAGGAGCAGCAACTCTCCCAGGAAGCCCAGAAGGCCGCTCAGGAGCACGACGCCAAGCTGGCGCAGATCGCAATGCAGCATGAGGTAGGGATGGCTAAAGCCAACAACAGTGGCGGGGATTCCAGCGGTGGATGAACACGAGAAGAAGGAATTCGCTGAGGCAGCTAAGGAGCTGAAGAATGATCCGATGTTTAAATATGCGGTTCAGGAGCTTCGTAAGCGTTGGTTCGAACAGATGATGACGCTGGAACCAGGGAACCCACAGTATACCTTGACATGTACGGTGCGGTGTGCTATGCTCCAGGCACTGGAAGCCATTCCGACGGAATTGCAGCTGATCATCAACAACTACGAGAAAGATCCGAATCGTGGCGGACGGAACAGATGAAGCGGCTAGTGCTTTTCAGAATGAAATTTCGAAGGATGATGCGCGGCCGCGCAATGATCGGGGCCAATTTAAGGCACTTGCTGAACCTGTTGAGCGACTCTTCGTCCCCCGGGAAGTCGAAGGCGACGAATTCGGCGATATCAGTGATGGGGGCGAAGACAGGACCGTCCGCCGTCGCGCGGCTAAGGCTAGGGAGAATGATGATGGCGATGAAACCTCCTCCGATGGCGAGTCTTCTGAACGTTCCGAGTCCGAGGACGGCGAAGACGCTGATGCCGAAACTACCGAAGACGAAGATCAGGAAGCCGAAGGACCCGATGGCGAATTTGACGAGGATGATGGGGAGGCCGGGCCTCATTACGAAGTAACCGTTGACGGTCAAAAGAAAGAAGTCTCCCTAAAGGAGGCTCTTGAAGGATACATCCGCACCGAAACGTTTCATCAGCGGATGAACAAAGTTTCCGAGGCGGCGCAAGTCGTTTCTACGGAAAATGTTAAGAACCAACAGATCCGCGATTATTGGATTAAGCGGGCACAAGATCTCGAGGCGGAGTTCACCACTCTGCTTCCGCAGGAACCGGATTGGGATAAGGAGTTCTCGATTGATCCAGCCGCCGCTCATCGGCTGAAGAAACAGTTCGATACGGTTAAGGGCAGGCTCGATGCTTTTCGGCATGAGCGGGCGCAGCAAGAGCAAGTAAGGTTACAAGAGCAGGCCCGAATGAATGCGGAGTTCTCCCGGCGTGGACAGGAGAAGTTCGTTAACGATCATCAACTCCACGATTCGAATAAGCGCGCAAAGGTAGTCGGTGCGATGCGTACCACTGCATTCGCCCACGGGTTCAACGAGAAGGAAGTATCGGAAGTTTTTGATCCGAGAATGCTTGACGTTCTGTATGAGGCGAGTGAATACCGGCGGATAATGGCAAACAAACCGAAAGCGGTTATCCCAGGTAAGAGTAAAACGTTGACTCCAGGATCGGGAAACGGCGTATCCCGCCGAACGGATCGTAAGGGAATCGACGCCGCACAGCGAAGGCTGGCAGCTTCAGGGTCGCTCGACGATGCGGCCAATTTCTTTAAAACGGTCCTACGATGATGGAGTCATCTCATGCCAAAGGTTACGAATGCGTTTACCACGTATAACGCGCGTGGGAATCGCGAAGACTTAAGCAACGCGATCTATAACATAGATCCGTTCGATACGCCGATCATGTCAATGATCAAGCGCAGAAACGTTAAGAACCGTATCTTCGATTGGCAGACCGAGTTCTTGCCGCTGGTCGACGGCAATAACGCTCAGATCGAAGGTTTTGTCCTCGCCAATTCGGCGGCGACCCCGACTTCTCGTCTCAACAACGTTACGCAGATCTCGAAGCGCGATGCCAGTGTCTCTGGCTCGCAGGAAGAGGTCGACGCGGCTGGTAAGGGTTCAGAAATGGCTCACCAGATGGCGATGGTTTCCAAGGTCCTTAAAAACGACATGGAATTCATCTCTTGCTCGCGTCAGGGCCGCGTTGATGGTGACGACACAACTCCCACCGCTCGCAAGACAGAGTCCCTCCCACACTGGATTGCGAGAGCCGTTGACAAGAATGCGGTGACGGGGACCACGGTTGCCGGTGTTGTAACGGGCATTCCCGTCGCGGCGGGCGATGCGTGGGCGGCGGTTGCAGGTGCTTCGCAGGTGTCGGTCACGGAAGTGATGATGAACGATGCGATGCAAGCCGCCTATGTCAACGGCGCTTCTCCTACCAAATGGGTTGTTCCTCCCGGCCCCCGGCGAACTATTTCGGGCTTCGTCGGCCGTTCAACCTCTCAGGTGTTGGTCGGCAAAACGGAGGTGGTGTCCACTGTGGACGTGCTTTCAACGGATTTCGGTCGAATTCAAGTGATGCCGTCTCGGTGGCTCCCGCCTGATTTGGGGCTGCTGCTTGATCCCGACTATGCTGCGTTGGCATATTTCCGGGCGTTCCGACAGTATCTCCTCGCCCGAACTGGCGATGCTGAGACGCGAATGATTGTTGCTGAGTGGGGCGTCGAATGCCGTAATCAGCTCGCGAGCATCGTGTTTAACGGCATTAAGAAGTGATAGATAGAGAGAAGTTTTTCAGCACTATTCGCGGATCGTTGTTTGGCGATATTTTGTCGCAGCAACAAGTGGATGGTATGAATTATCTTCTCGATGTATGGGAGCGAGTGTTTAGCCACCTTGATGTGCGTTGGTTGGGCTACGCACTCGCTACCGTATTCCATGAGACAGCGCAAACTATGCGGCCGATAGAAGAATACGGTGAAGGTCAGGGCAAGTCTTACGGCAGCCCTACTGGACCGCATAGTCAGGCTTATTATGGGCGCGGCCATGTTCAGTTAACTTGGGAGGAGAACTACATTAAGGGACAGAAAAATCTCGCTGAGCGCTACGGCGTTGATGTACCGATGCATCAATATCCTCATCGAATGTTGGAGGATGAACCAAGTGCGTTGGTGTTATTCGACGGTATGATTGAGGGTTGGTTCACGGGTCTTAAGTTGCTTGATTTTTTCAACGACGATACCGAGGATCCATACAATGCTCGCAAGATAGTAAATGGGCTCGACAAAGCAGAGGTGATCGCCGATTATTATGCCAAATTCAAGGAAGCACTTGTATGACTCTTGGCGGAGTAGCGCAGGAAGCAATAAAGGGACTTTCATCTTCGCCGGTTATTCTTGTTGTTGCGGTTCTCAATGTGGCAATGTTGGCTCTAATATTCTATGTCGGGTCGGCTCAACGCGATGAGCGAGGAATGATGACTAAGCTCCTGGTTGAATGTCACGGGCGGCAACCATGAGTGAAAAAGACACCATTTTTGATAATTTACCGCCACGGCGTGGAAAGCGCCGTCGTGATTCTGGATTTGAATTTCGGGAAATTTTTACGCGGGATCGAGAGGTTCCGCATCCCTCTGGTAGAGGTGGGTCATTGTATGATTTAGCGGTTAAACCCCCCTCTATTATTTATTCGGTTTGGTCCGCCTCGGACGCCGCCGCCAATGCGATGACGCTCTCCAACGGCGGGCTAACGGTGACGCCGTCAGCGAATGCTGGGTATCAGTCAGTACGTGGCACAGTCAGTCAAGCAAGCGGAAAGTTTTATGTAGAATTCAAGGCTAACGCCACCGAAGGCAATGTGCAAATGGGGTGGGGAATAGCGTCGGCAAGTTTTGTTCCAACCAGTTATCTTGGATCAAGCGCATCTTCGGCTGGATCTTATAATCAGAATGCTGGCAATTTTGTCACGGCAGGGTTTACGTCGATTATAGCCCTTGGTCCTCAGCCCAGTGCGGCGAATGATGTGTGGGCGATTGCAATTGATTTGACCGCCGGTAAATACTGGGTGGCGCAGAATAATGTCTGGGCTGGCGGCGGCAACCCTGCTGCTGGAACAAGTCCGATGGTGACGATTGCCGCGCCAGCTTTTGGATTAGCTTATTTTCCGGCGCTGTCGCTTGAAAGCGCCAACCACGCATGGACCCTCCAACCCACCGCTGCGACACAGAAATACGCTGCGCCGAGCGGGTTCAGCCCATGGGGATAAAATGAAATACATTTACCGAAATAGCGACGGAATCCGGAGAACGTTCTACGTTGACCCGGATAGCCCTTACTCGCCGTTGGTTCATACCGAGCAAGACGTTGAGGAAATTCTCGATGGCGTTAAGCGTGATCGTGAGATTATGCAGAACAGTGGGCCGAGCAAGTTGGTTGCTCGTGTTCCTGTAACCGTCTGGGAGGAATCGATTCACCGGCAATGGGACGACGGGGATTGGAAAAAGTATCTAAATTCTTCCGAGGCCCGCCCCTTTAGGATTTGGGAGGGTAACGTATGAGCACTGTTGGGCTAGTACTCGTTGTCCTCTTAGTTCTTATTCTTCTTGGGGGTTTTGGTGGCCCTTCTCTTGGTTATTGGAATTATGGTTATGGTTATGGCCATTATGGAGTGGGTGGTATTGGGTTGGTTCTAGTAATCATTTTGATCCTCGTGTTGTTGGGGCGTCTATGACTGACTTCGCTGACTTCCAGGCTCAGATAAAGGAATGGGCGAATCGAGGGGATTGGTCAGACTCCTTAACGATTTCCTATATTCGCATGGCGGAGCAGAAATTTAACCAGGATCTCCGAATTGATTGGATGATGAAGTCGGCTAATAATACGGTAACCAATCGTTGTGCCGTTTTGCCCGATGATTGGTTATCGACGTATTTGATAAGTATCGCTAGCAGTAGAGCGGTTGGCGGATGGTTGCCAATTCGTTATAAGTCCAACGATGAGTTTTTTCAATTAACGGATGCGCATGCTCTCTGTTATTATACAATCGTTGGTAGGAATATTTATTTTGGCGGTACTCCGGTTCCCGTTGACGGAACTGCGTTCCAGATCACGTATTATGGGGGAGTCCCCGTATTTTCTGACACCGTTAATAGTTGGGTATACACCAAGTATCCAAGTTTGTATCTATTCGCTGCGTTGATGCATGCAGATTTGCATGCGGTTGGCGAAGAGAATTCGGCGTTAGCCTTGAAGGCTCAGGTTGACGATGTAATCTCTAAGCTGAATGCGCAGCATCTATTCTCGAAATCGAGTGGCTCGCGTATCACTAGAACTCGTACGAGGTCATTTGGATGAATGATCAATGGGTTCCGTCCAGCCCTTTGGTTCCCGCCGGGGATTGGTCTGAGGATTGTGGTTGCGCGTCGGCCCCGGACGCTCCCTCCATTGCTGATAGCGTAAATATTGTCGGGGAACCAGGAGCAATCCAGTCGACTAGGGATGGCAAGTATCTATGGGCGCTTGTCTTGAACGACGGTTCCCCTGCAGCGGATATGCGATTAGATCGATTTGACGATACGGGAGTACTTATAGATAGCCCGCTTACAAGTGAGCGCGCGACGGGCACCATTACGTTTAATGATCCGGTAATGTTGTCGCGCGATCCCGTCGAGGACATGGAGGCGGTGACTCGGGAATTCGTTCTCGCCAACGCTGCGGGCCTTACTGACGCGCCGAATGATGGAACACTGTATGGGCGTAAGAGCCTTGCTTGGGCTCACTTGACTCATTCCGACATCATCGACTGGGCGGCGACGCTTGCGCCTTATGCGCTGGTCGTTAACATTCCGGCGGCTTCAATTACATTGCCTTCACCAAGTGGTGTGGCGGCGATTGGGACGAGCGCGACTTATGCCCGCGCCGATCACGTTCATCCTGTTCCTGCGCCCGATGTTTATTCGCACGAGAATCGCATTATCAACGGCGACATGCGGATCGATCAACGCAACAATGGTGCGATGGTCACGCCGGCAGTTAATGGGGCTTTCCCGATTGATCGATGGAAGCTAGGGACGCCGCAGGTTAGCAAGATCAACGCGCAGCGCGGCGTGCTTGGCGCAGGCATGATTGCGCTTGGTTGGCCTTATTCGCTCAACGTTGCGACGGCGGCGGCTTACACTCCAGCAGCTGGTGAAGCCTTCGTGCTGTTCCAGCCCATCGAAGCCGATATGATCGGCGACTTCGCTTGGGGAACGGCGAACGCGCAGCCAGTGACGTTGTCGTTCATGGCGCTGGGAAGCATCGCTGGGACATATGGTGGATCGATTCGCAACACCGACAATTCACGCTCCTATCCGTTCAGCTTCACTTTGGCCGCCAGTACTTGGACGAAGGTCGTCGTCAATATTCCCGGCGACACGGGTGGGACGTGGGTGTTGAGCGGCAGCGGCATGGGATTAACGGTTAGTTTCGATCTTGGCGCTGTCGCGAGCTTGCGCGGTCCAGCTAATGCGTGGGCGGCGGCGAACTATGCGGGCGTGACTGGCGCGGTCAGCATGGTTGCGAACGTCAGTGCGACCATGAGCTTCACGGGCGTCAAACTGGAGATTGGCAGCGTCGCTACGCCCTTCAATCGTCAGTCGTTGGCCAAGAGCATGGCCGATTGTCAGCGATATTACTCGGGGACGATGCAACTTTACTCCGTAGTGGGCAATCAGATCGCTGGTCAAACCTTCGTTTTTAGCTCTTTATGCCCAATTCCAATGCGTGCTATTCCAACTACGATAATCTCTAATAATGCAAGCAGTAATTGGACGGTGACCAGTGTGACGAGCAATGCGCAGACGATCGCGGCGGTTGGGACTACTGTGGCTAGCGCTAGTGTCACTTTGAACGTCCTTTTCAATCTTAGCGCGGAGCTTTGATCGTGACTTATACGCAAGTCTGGGATCACATGCAAAACAAGCCCAGCGATCAGATCATCCAGCGCGATGAGGACGGCGCGTTCATCCCGTTCGACCCCGCCAACATCGATTATCAGGAATATCTGACGTGGCTCGATCAGGGCAACGAGCCGACGCCTTACATGCCGCCGCCTTCCGTGGAGGCTTCTCGTGGTTGATACTATAACTACTAAATACAGTCTTGTTAAACCAGAGATATCCGGTTCTCCAACTACTTGGGGAAATAAGCTTAATGCTAATCTGGATATTATTGACGGTGCGCTGGATCAGAATAAGCAACGGGGCGTTGAAATCGGTTCCATGGTGATGTGGGCGGGCGTCATAACAACGCCCCCGGCGAATTGGATGCTGTGCAACGGGGCTTCCTTGTCCACTTCTACCTATGCAGCGTTATTCGCGATTATTGGTTATGCATTCGGCGGCTCCGGGACTAGCTTTAACCTGCCCAATTTAACGCAGAGATTCCCTGTCGGCGCGGGTGTCAATCCTATTGGACAATCTGGCGGCGCGTTGAGTTATCCGATTGGAATCGGTAATCTGCCATCTCATTCACATTCGATTACCGATGTTGCACATAATCACGGCGTCAACCAGTGGGCGCATGCGCACGTCATCACGACCGGTAATCACTCCCACGCTATTGCGACCGGCGGCCATGCGCATACGATTTCGACCGGGAGCCATGCTCATGGCGGTGTTTTGGTTGATTCCGGTGTTACGGGCGGCGTTCCAGCGGGCGTCGGGAAAGTTGGCAACGGGGGCAACACTAGCACTGTCGGCGATCTCGGCGGTAGCACTAATACGGTCGGCAACCTCGGCGGCAATACCGACACTGCGGGCAACCTTGGCGGGAGCACGGATACCAGGACTTCCACTATTTCGCTTGGCGCTTCCGGCACCGGGCTTTCAGCCACCAACGCCGTAGGCAGCGGAACGCCACTAACCGTTACCCCTCCCTTCTTAGCAATCGCTTTTATTATAAAGTACCAATGAGCACAGCTTTTCAGCCCATCGAGATTCCTCCCGGCGTCGTAGCAACGCCGACTAAGAAGATGATGTCTTCGAACTATGCTGAAGTAAACATGGTTCGATGGAATTCAGGACAGCTCGCGCCGATCGGTGGTCAAGCGAAATACAATTATACATTTACATCCCCTTGTCGTGCTATTCATGGTTGGTATGATCTTGGTAGCGTCTATCACGTTGCTTATCTGTGCGAGACGAATGTTTATGTGGATACGGGCGGCCAAATCACTGAAATAACGCCTGCTGGTGGTTTAACGCCTCCTACTCTTCCTGGACAGGGGGGTTATGGCGATTTAGATTATTCCGACGACAATTATGGAACGCCCCGCGCTACTCGGAATCTTCCAGGATTTCATGATATTCCCCCTGCTTGGAGCATGGATAATTTTGGACAGATTCTGTTAGTTCAAACGTCGCCCGATGGGCGATTGCTCGAGTGGAACCCACAGGCTGCGATCGGCACTAAGCTTACTGCTGTTGCCAACGCTCCTCTTGGACGATCATTCGTCGTTACTAGCCAACGCTTTGTGATGATGTTCGGCATTCTTGGCAGCGGCGGATCTGCCCGCCGATTCGGCTGGTCGGATCAAGAGACCTACAACAACTGGGACTTCGCTAACGTCGCTACCAAGGCAGGGTTCTACGATATCGAACCGGCTTCCCCAATCATGATGGGTATTTCTGGGAGACCGGGGGTTATGTTCTTCACCGCCAAGAAAGCATATCTTGTATCCTATACCGGCCTTCCGTATATCTACAGTTACACCGAATTGGCCGATGGACCTATTCCGTGGTCACCGAAATCGATCGTGGCTACCGCGAGCCAGACGTTGTGGATGTCGGAGCAGGGTCTGTGGGCTTTCGACGGCACCTCGATATCCCCAATAAGCTGCCCAGTGTTCCCGTGGGTTGTCGACGATATTGACGACATGTATGTCCGTTATTTCGCGTGCGCGGTTCATGTCGGGGATTTCAACGAATTCTGGTGGTTTTTCCCGCAGGTGGGGAAAGGATACAACACGCGGGCGGTTATCTACAACTACAAGGAGGGTTGGTGGGGTCAGGCACAAATGTCTAGGAGCGCAGGAATTACTTCTTCCTACACCGTCGAAACGATCATGGCGGATAGGACATCTTCTTGCATCCATGAGACAGGCATCGCTTACTTTAATTCTGATATTCCGTGGGTCGAGACGTTTAATTTGAACGTCACTAAAGGATCGCGGCTGGTTACTATCAAACAACTGCTCCCTGATATTGAAGGAAACGTTGACCAGCTGCGTTACAATTTGTTCTACCGGAACTCGCGTAGCACGGGAACGGGCGAAGTCGCCACTCCGTTAGTTAAGGTGCGCGACAATGGCTATGTGGATTTCCGTACGACCGGCAGGGATATTCGGTTACGACTTTCGGTGACAGGTCCCAATGTGTTCCCATTCGTTGTTGGCCAGCATCAAATTGACATCGTTCCGAGAGGTGATCGATGATATTCCCGCCGCCCGATCTTCCGAATATCCCGAAGATTCAGCCGGAATTGACGGATTATTTGCGGCGCTTTGCTGTGTGGGCGAACAAACAGATGCAGTACAAGATTCCGAACGACGAGGCGCAAGACCACTTTCTTTTGAGATCCTCCACCGGCAAAGTATACAAGATTTCCGTAAGCGATACGGGAACCGTTACGAGTACTTTGGTGCCCCTAGGCTCGCATCCATGAATGGAGTTAATTACACGAGGTATTACATGAAGCTCCAGCGGGCTTTAAAGGATGCCGGGGATTTGTATACGGTTCAGGAGATACTTGCAGCCATCTCTGAGGATAGAATGCAGTCATTCGCTGAGGGCAACACTTGGGCGATTACCGAGGTTCACACGTTCCCAGGCAAAAAGGTGCTTGATATCTGTTACGTTATCGGGGACATGAAAGAGGCCGAGAAGCTCCACGATCGCGTCGTCGAATTTGCGAGGTCGATCGACGCGACGATGGTTCGAGCGTTCGGGCGGCGCGGTTGGGAAAAGCATGCTATAAAGAACGGTTGGCGGACGGCTGGCCAAACGTACCATAAGGATATTTAAGATGGGCGGCCAACAAAGCGAGCAACAGACTTCGCAAACCTCGACGGTTCAACTACCGCCGTGGGTAAGCGATGCTGCTCAACAGAATTACGCGTTTGCACAGAACGTCGCGAACCGTCCGCTCGTCCAGTATGGCGGACAACAGGTTGCTGACACCTCTCCGCAGACGCAACAGGCTTGGGACCTCGCTGCGAATAGCGGAACTGCGGGCCAGAGTCAATACGACGCTGCGACGGCTGGGTTCCTGTCGGCGATGGGGGCGGGCGCGAATGCCCCGCAAGTTGGAATGCAGGGCCGCGTTGGCGACGTTACGCCGAGCCTGTTAGCTAATACTGATCTGTCCAAGTACATGAACCCATATATAAACGATGTGGTTAACACGTCGATGGACAAGCTTGAGGCGCAACGCCAGCAGTCGATTATGGGCAACGCTGATTCGGCGGTCAAGGCTAATGCATTCGGTGGTTCTCGGCAGGGCATCACCGATGCGGTTACTAACGCTCAATCAGCTGTTGGTGCCGGTCAGCTTGCTTCGCAATTGTATGGGCAAGCGTACGACACAGCAACGAAGGGTGCTCAATTTGACATCGGCAATCTGTTAACGGCGGCGACGGGCAATCAAACGGCAGGCGTTACGCAGAGAGGCCAAGATTACACCACTGCGATGGCAAATCAGTCCGCCGCGCTCAAAGGCACCGACCAAACTCTCGCGGGTGCGACCGGAATGGAGAGCCTCGGCAACGACGCTCTCAAGAATGTCTTGCAGCAGTACTCGATGCTATCTGAGGCGGGTCAAGGTCAGCAATCGCAAGCTCAGAGCATCATCGACGCTAACAAGGCCAAATTCGCTGAGGCCCAGGGATACCCGAACGAACAACTCAACACGTTGTTGTCTTCTCTTGGCATGACGCCTTATGGCAAGACGCAGACGACCCAGGGCGATACTAAGGATTCCTATTCGCCGGATTATGCTCAATCGGCTCTCGGTCTTCTGTCGATCGGCGCGGGTCTATTCAAATCAGACAAGAAGGCGAAGAAGGACATCACTGCGGTTGGAACTCACGCGCCGTCCGGATTACCCGTATATTCCTATCGCTTCAAAGGCCAGCAGCCGGGGACGCCAAAGACCGTCGGCCCGATGGCGCAGGATGTTCAGAAATCTTTCCCCGGCGCGGTCGCGAATGTCGGTGGAACCAAGTACATCGCTCCTTCGCAGATCCCGGGCGGAGGAGGGGTGGGCGGAGCAGGGTTGCTGGCGGGCAACAACACTGCTCCGCCAAAATTCGATACTCCGTTCGGACCTGCTCAACAGGCCCCTGACGGGAACCACTACGTTCAGCATCCCCGAACTAAGAAGTTCATGAAGGTAAGACAAGTTTCCAATGCCGCAAGTCAATTTGTCTGATCTTGACGAGGTCGATTACGACCCCTTCAAGAGACAGGGACTTCTAGGTCAATACGCTCCCCCGCCCCCGCCAGAACCGGAGCCGGATTTGACGGCTGCTGCTCGCGCGGGCAAGCTTGGAACTTTGACCGGGGGTGGCGATTCCTGGGGCAACAACCTCGCGGGTGGGTTCTCGAACACAATGGGGTTGCTCGGGGCAACTCCTGAGGGTCAACGAAATGCTTACGAGTTCGGGCAGAACCTAACAAGTATCGTTCCAGGCGTTAGCAGCGTTGTATCGGGCAATCAAGCTTATAGAGATTTTAACGAGGGTAATTATTTTAGTGGAGTATTAAATACCGCTGCGGCTTTGCCCATCCCCGGCGCTGGGTTGCTTGAAAGAACGGGCATAAAGGTAGCTGCTAAAGAAGTTGCCCACGATTTTCCGGGGATGCTTTCTAAGCTAGGAAAGGGCTGGGAAGACGCTCCCGTGATCAATCAATCGGGTGATTTCCTTCATGGAAGCGTTGACATGGATTCATTGAACCAGAACCTCGCGATGCTTAACGATGACGGGACATTATCGAAAAGTATTCTAGCTTACCATGGAACCCCGCACGAATTTAACAAGTTCGATATTAGTAAGATAGGTACCGGGGAAGGCGCTCAAGCTTACGGCCATGGTCTCTATTTCGCCGAGCACCCCGATGTCGCTGAATCTTATCGACAAGTTGCGGGGAATGATCCCTACATTGTTAATCCGAGCGGCAAAAAAATTGAGTACGGAGATCTTCCAACAGATGCTCACCGAGCAGCAGCTGATCTTCTTACAGAACACGGGTCGTTTGATAAGGCTAAGTCTGGGGTCCTCGATGACATAGAGCGGGGCGCTAAGATTGGATCATATACCGTGGACGACGCTAATTTCTTGCTCAGTGCACACGATGCGCTGCAAGAACTTGAAGATTCTGGACATACTTTTGAGAAACCCCCGTCATCGAAATATCAAGTAGCAATTAAGCACGATCCCGACACATTTTTTGATCTTGACGCAAAGTTTAGGGAGCAACATCCCGATGTTCAGGCGGCGGCGAACGACATATTTGGGCGCAAATTTCATAAGGATATGTCCGGTGATGACGTATATAATTTCCTTAACGATAAAATTGACACCGGTTTTGGGGGAGCTAACGATTTTGAGTCAAATTCGCACGTTGCGCTTGCTGATGAATTCAATAAGCGCGGCGTTCCTGGCATCCGCTATTTCGATGAGGGGTCGCGGGAAGCCAACGAAGCCGCTAAAACCAGAAATTACGTTACATTCAGCGACAACAACGTGAAGATTCTTAAGCGCCTCGGGGCAGCTGGGGCGTTGACTGTTGGCGGAACAGGTTCAGTTCTCGCCAACCCGTATAAGCATAAAGATCTTAACAGCTATCAGTTAGATCACGAAGATGATGGACAATAGAGACCGCGATCTAATCATCAAGACGCTCTACGGCGAGGCTGGCAATCAAGGCCCGCACGGAATGGCTGCGGTTGCGCATGTCATTAAGAATCGTTTTGACTCGGGGCATTGGGGCGATTCCCCCGGCGGAGTTGCGACTGCATCCGACCCGAAATCCGGTGTTCACCAGTTCTCGATGTGGAATACATCAAAGAAAATGGAGGGTAATTCGGCAGCCCAGAATCTAAGCCCCGATGATCCAAATTACAAGGCTATCGGTGAATTAGTGGACGGGGTATTTAACGGGCAGGTCCCCGACCCTACCAATGGGGCGACTCATTATTACGCTCCCGGGGGAATGCCGGGTGGTCGGCCTCCTTCCTGGGCGAAGGACGGCACGAATGTAAGCAAGGTAGGCGATCAAATATTTATGAACTTGCCGGGGCCGGCAGACCCCGTAGAATCCCGTTCTAGGAATTATCCAGCTTATAGCTACAATCAAAGAACGGTTCCTGGAATATCTATCGCTTCTGTGTCGCCTAATGATGTTCCGCGGCCTGTTCCCATGACCCCCGCGCTGGCTTCTCCAAATCCTCCGGGATTGCTTGGTGGGGCGGCTCCCCTTCCATCGGATGATCTTACAAGCCTCCTAACCAGGAGGAAGGACTTGTATAATGGCGCTTGACATCAATGACCTTAATCCTGAGTTCGCTAGAAGAATGGCGTTATTTCTGCGTGATGCGAAGGCGCAGGGTATTACGGGAGTATCTCTCAATTCTGGGTATCGATCGAACGAAGAACAGGCGCGAATTCGCGCGGAACATGAAGCAATGCCTGGGGGAGTTTACGCTCATCCCGCTGCTCCTGCTGGCGGTTCTTACCATAATTATGGATTTGCTACGGATATTGTTGGTCCCGATCTTCCAAAGCTTCGTGCGTTCGCTGCGGCGCACCCTGAATACGGGATATTTAATAATGTTCCCCGCGATCCGAACCATTTTCAGTTTAATGCGAAGCTCGCTGAGCTGAAAGCAAGCCCCCCAGCGTTGGAGAGTGGAGTGGATATCGATGAAGTAAGGAAATATCTCGCCAACTTCGGGGCGGGACAAGAGACAACGCCGGGACTTGCTCCTCCGCCTCCATCGGCTTATGGGGTTACTTCAACTCCTCCTGCCCCAACAGGATCTGCGCTTGGCCCAAATTTAGGGACGACTATTACCACGACGCCGAATACTGGAACAACTCCCACCACAACCGTTGCAACGCCCCCGGCTGCTCCTGTCGAGCAACCCTCCGTGGCGAGCCTTATCGGTAAGGGCGATTGGAAGGGCGCGCTTGCGGCGGGTGCGGATAATTCGTTGATATCGGGCGGCATCAACAAGATTTCTTCGGGGATGGGGCAGCAACACGCTTCCCCCTCCCCTCAGCAGGTTCCCCAATTACAAGACAATTCGGCGGCGATCGCATCACAGGCTCCACAAATGATGGCTGCACTCCTTGCACAGGTGCGGGCCAGACAGCAAGGCCCACAACAGCAGCAGCAGATTCCTGGCCTATCTCTGATGAATAAAAGGCAATACTGATGGCCGACAGCAACGTTCCTCAATATCCGGCGATGTTTGATCCGTCGCAGATGTTGAATAAGTATTCAACTATGAATGCGCAGTCGTTCCCGATGTACAATTACTACGGGACGCCAACGGATGCGATGGGAAGGCCCATATCGAGTTATCGCGCCCCGGCCCCTGCTCCAGTTGCCCCGGCGCAACCCACTGGAACCACGTTGAACAGTCAGCCGCAGATGATATACCAAATGTTAAGCGCTGGCGGTCAATACACTGGGGGCGCTTCTGGCGGACAAGCCGGTGGGCAAATGGCTGGACAAAACGTCCCGGCAACTTACGGGTGGGTTCCGAACCCCTCTTATAGAGCGCCGGTACAACAAGCTCCGCAACAAGCTGTTCCCAGTTCTGGGTTTAATTATCTCACGGCACTAGCCAACCCCGACAAGGTGGTTACACCGGGGGTTACCCCTCCGCCGCGATCAAGTCAACCAGGACCAATAAACCTCGATGCGCTTATCGCCAACATGCGATCGCCCGGAATGACCCCGCCTCCCGGAGGTTATGCGCAAGGAGCAACTGGCCTTGCCGGAGGGGTTGCGCCGAGCAGTGGATTCCTAAATACTCTGGCCGCGCTACGCGCGGGTTCCCCAGGAGCTAAGTGATGGGTGTATTCGGCGACACGGCTTATGACTTGCTAGGATTCACTGATCCCCGCAAGAAGATGTTAGCTTCTTTGACTCCGAATCCGGTCGCCCAGCAAGCCGCTCCCGCCCCGGCCCCGGCTGTTCCTGCGGGTAAGGGCGGAATAGGGGCCGATGTTAATGCTAACCCTAGCTCGGTTCCACAACCTCCGGCGGCTCCGCCGCAACCACAGGCTTATACGAGCGGGCCGGATTTTTCTAAGATGTACTTGGACATGCTGAACCGGCAGGAAGGCTCCGACGCCGTTGATCGCGGGATGGGTCTCCTATTCGCTGGGTTCGCGCAGCCGAATGATCGCGCCACGATGGTGAACGCCATGTCCGCTGGCGCGAAAACTGACCCTGCAACCATGATCACCGAAATGCAACAAGCGCAGCTGAACCAGGGTAAGATCGATTCCCGTATTCAGCTGCTCCAGCACGCCCCTGAGATTGCGGCCCAGCTTAAGATGCCGGTTCAGCAAGTCATCGCGGCCATCAATTCGGGGGCGATGGATGATATTATTAAGGAGCACGACAAAGCTACGATTCTACAAGGTTCTCCGTTGTATAAGGCACAGACGGGTTCCGCTCAAGCGGAGATTCCGTTGAAGCAGGCTCAAGCAGCAGAAGCAGCGGCTCTACAGAGACTCCACGACGCCGAAGCAGGGGGAGTTCCAGCGAAGATTGATCAAGCAAAGGCGGAGGCGGAGAAGGCTCGAGCTCAAGCAGCTCAAGCGGCGGCAGAAACTACTAAAGTTCCGTCCGCTATTGACAAGAATGTCGCGGAGACGACTTTGGCTCAGGCCAACGCAGCGAAGGCGGCGGCGGATCAAGCTTTGGCCGAGGCAAAGACGCGCGGGGTTCCGTCCGAGATCGCCAAGGCAACGGCAGACGCGGCTAAAGCAAACGCTGATGCCGTGAAGGCAGCGGCAGAGACGGGCGCGGTTCCGTCTCTCATCGATCAGAGAACAGCGGAAGCGGAGAAAGCTAGGGCCGAGGCGGCGAATGTTCCGCTCACGCCGGACATCAAAAACTACAACTTCGCTAAACAACAATGGGAAGCGGACCCGAAGAATGCGGGCAAGCCGTTCATGGATTACACAACGTTCCAGCAGCAAGGTGGCGGAGGTGGAGGAGGCGTTAAGCTATTCGGAACCACGCACATCCAAGTCAGGAAGGACGCGGATGGCAATACGCTACGCAACCCCGACGGAACCCCGCAATACGATGTGGTACAATTGGCTGATCGCCCTGGTGTTGCTCCGGTTAAGCTCCCGGGCCTCACGCCCAAGATCACAAAGACAGAGACCGGGGAGGATGTTCAGTACAGTGTTCAGACAGATCAAGGACCGGTTGTGTTGGATACTATCAATAAGAAGGTGCTACAAACAGCGATTGACAAGGCAGCAGGGGGCGAGCAGGGCAAAGCTGCGGTGGATGCGAAGCGAGCCTATGAGACGACTAACAATCAGCTCCAAACTGGTTACAGCATCTTTGATAGGCTCGAGAAACATCCCAGTCTCGATAGCATTGTAGGTGCTTCCAGTTATCTGCCAATCGTTCGGGGAACCGATCGTGCGAACGCCGAGGCGATGCGGAACCAGGCCGTTGGTGTATTGTATCAACAGGCTATTCAGAGCTTGAAGGGCGTTACTTCTCGCGCTGCGGTTCAGGAAATTAACGGCGCTAAGCAGATGCAGGGCAGACTGGAGGATACCGGGCAAACTCCAGAGGCTTATCGGCAAGCTATCAGGGATGCGAAGGAGAGCATCAAGCGCATCGCTGCGATTGCGGCCGATAACGCGGGTCAACCCCGTCCAGATTGGGTGGGCGATGTCAAGCTCGAGGCAACTCCTGGTGGAGAAACTAGACGTAAAGGTCATTTAGACAGAGCTTCCGGAAAGGTGATCTACGATGACTAAGACGATCGATGGCATTGACTTTCCGGACGATATGTCTGATGAGGATATCGCCAAGGCTTTGTCAGGCCAAACTGTTGGCAACAACGCCTCCGGCGATAATTCGTGGAGGGGTGCCGTTTCCGATTACCTGGGTAAGACATTTTCCCGCGAGAATCTACTAAGTACTCTTAGCAATGTTGGCTCGAATACCAACGCCGAATTGAGAGCGTTTAACCGAGGAATGACACGAGGCGCGTGGGATAATATTGTTGGCGGTGTTAAGTCGTTAAATATTCCGGGCGTTACGCAATTGATCGGCCCGGGAAGCCCCGCCGAGGAACGCGCCAAGACAGAGGAAGCCAAGAAGAGTTTATTCCTGCACGGGTCGATTCCGGAGACGGCTGGCGGAATGGTTCCTGCTGCGTTGCAAACAGTTTTCGCTCCCTCTACTGTTCCGACAAGTTTCGCTGGAAGTGTTGGAACCGGCGCGGTTCAAGCCGGAATTCAAGCGGAGATGGACCGCAAGGATCCGCTCAGCGTCGGCGTCGACATGACAACCGGCGGCGCATTTGGGGGATTGCTCCACGGGGCCACTAAATTGCTTGGGCCCAAGGCTCCAATTAGGCCGAACACGGCCGCAGACGACATGAATAAAATGTCCCAAGCTGAGTGGGATCAAATAAAGGATTATGCTTATCCACGACAAGCACTGGATGAGATTAACCGGGCATCGAATGAGGACGTAGGATTTAGCGTTACGAATCGCCCCACTGGAACCCCCATGACCGATACCGAAGTGGATAAACCCTCCGCCGAATTTTACAAGAAATTCGGTGAGCGATTCAATATTGTTCGCCCCGGCAAAAATACTCCCGGAACGCCGGGAACACCGATTCCGCTTAGTGAAGTAGATAAGTGGCGAAATGACGCAAAGAGTGTGGGTTCGGATTACACGGGCATTATTTCGGATCGCTTGGAAGACTTAATGCAAGGTGGCCCTACCATTAAGTTATCTAAATTGGGCGAGCAAGCGCCGGCTAGAACACCCGAAATCGACCAAGCTAATACTGACGATGCTTATCAGGGAATTCTGGCGGCGCGTAAGGCACAGGCGAGAACCGATGCGGTGAGGGCACTCGACGCGGCTCAGCAAACTGGAACCAATCTTCCTATTAAAAAATTACTTAGAGACCCTGAATTGGATCCCGGCGTCCAAGAAGTTATGCGCCAAGCTAATAAAGGAACATTTACCAGCAATACTATGGATCGTTTAAATAGGCAGGGGCCAAATTTAGCCAGAATCGCGACGGCTCCTGTCGCAGGGTGGCTAGGATTAGAAGGAATGCCCAAAGAGGCTTTAAACGCAGGAGTTACTGGGTTCGGAGCTGCTCCTGCCGCGAACATGTTAACTCAACCTTTAGCCGATGCTGCTCGCGCGAGGATGCTTCAACAGATGCGAGATCGAATCACGGGAGCAGTGGGACCTTTCCCGGATACTAGCGTCGAGGATCGGTTCCGTCAGATGCTTCTTGGTGGGTGGAACTCACAGCCGTGATTCTAGCCAACACACCAATAAATAAGCCGCCAATCCAGAGCCGATGAATATCAAGAATCCTGTCCAAAACATCAATGCCTCCTTATATATGTATTGCGCGGGGTGCGCAGGCGCAGGGCAGGTGGGGCGTAGAGTATACGCCACGGCGGGCCACCGTGCGTACTAGGAGTGGGGCCGCTGCACCCCCGGCTATACTAGTAGCGGCGGGTGGGCGCGGGCGTCCTAGTACGGCCTGTACGGGCACCGCCTTATAACGTTCAAGTATTAACATGGGGAACGGACCTTTTGATTACAGAGAATATCGTCTGGAATATGGATTCTTTGCGTTGCAATGCTCGTATCACGTTTCGATCCAGCGGAGTACCGCAGAGATCGACATAAGTTACCGCGTCGGCGAGTTGTCCGAACCGGTGGTTCCGATCTTCAAGCTGCGATCGGGTATCAAGGCTGTAAGAGTTCTCGAAAAAGATCGTAGTGGCGCAGCGATTACTCGGTTCTGGCCCTCCGATCAACGAATGCCCATACTTTCCAGCCGTGGCTTGTACGAGCATAATGCGACAGTTGGAATCATTGTTGAACCGTGCCTTTTGAGCCTCAATTTCGGCGGGATCCATCATTCCCTTGATCCATGCCGGATTATACGGAGCCAGGGCACGTTCAAGGATGTGGAACGAGTGTCGGTGTACATAAACGACGATGGCCTTACCGCTTACTTCGTCCTCGAGAATGTTACAAAGCAGACCGACGCGCGGATTCTGGTCTGGGGTTACTAGGTCGGTTACGGAGTGGTCCTCCTTTATAATGAACCCCGCTTGAATCTGAGCCAGCTTGATATACTTGGTGATCGCTGCGTCGACCGTTACGTTTTCCTCCTCGTTCAGCCAGAGCACGAATTCCTGCTCCATTGACTTGTACTGTCTATTTTGTTCCGGCGTCATGCTATATTCGCGGATCGTTGGAACCTTGCCCACGTCGAATCCCCAATCGGACTTGGTGGCGCGGAACACCCAGGGTTCTATCATTCCGGCGAGAATGTCCGCGTTCTGGACGCCGACCACCCGCTTGTTCATGTAACCACCCATCTGACAGAACATCGAGCGGAACGCATAGAAGTTCCGCCCATCCAAATGCCCGATGGCTTTCATCTGCCCCCACAGATCGTGTGGCCCTTGCGTAGTGGGCTTCCCTGTCAGAATTCGGCGATAATGGGCCTGTCTCGATATTGTGATCGCCGCCTTAGTTTGTTGCGCGTCGTGTCGTTTCAGCTGAATCGATTCGTCAAATACGATGTAAGAGGGCTTCTTGATCATGAAGTTGATCAACGCGTCCTGAGTATCCCCGCGCCTGATTGCTTCATAATTTACTATTATGATAGGTGGCCGGTTGTACTTTCGCTCTAAGAACGGACCGTTGTACACGCTCCCTGACTCAAAGATGTGAAAATCAGCATCTATATTATGTTTCTCAATCTCCTCCTTCCAGCCGGATTTGAACGAATTAGGACACACAACCACCATACGGGTTATTCCCTCAGCATTTAACTGAGTGAATTCGGTGAGGGCCGTCAATGTTTTACCAAGGCCCATATCCATAAAATACCCGAACCCCTTTTTTCCTTTACCCGCCTCTAGGGCTGCTGTTTGAACTGCTTTAAGTACCGTAGCCATTCTTCTCTATTCCTTTTCATGTTGATATCGGCTGGTCGTGGATTGTCCATTATGTTCTCTGATTGCGTAGCCCAACGAAGGTGAATCGGACAAACACAGAACTTTCCTACGCATCCATTCGGTGTGTTATGCGCTGCTTGATGCTTGGAAGTGGGAGGCGGCCCGAGTACTGTCTTGCACACCTCGCGAATTATGGATCTCCCCTTGTTCCTTGGGTAGCCCTCGCCTTGTCCGATCCAGATGTAACAGCCTGTGTTAGGCTCGGGTACCCAAAGATGCGCTAGTTCATCAAGTATCATTTTTCGCCGTCCAATTCCTTGCTTGCGATGATTAGTGCGAAGTTTGCGACGTCGGCGGCCTCGAGCAAGATACTTACTGTGTTATCGGTTCCTAGCGCTTCCTTTAATTCTACTATCTCTTCCTGCATCTTACTCATGTAGGAATCGACGTTAATATCCTTCCACCGGCCCTTAGAAGCGTTAATTTCTAGTTTATAAGTCATGGCGTTAACAAACCGCCGAATATCATTAGCGTAGATTTCACAACCTCGAGGTAGTGTAATGGTGATGGATGTCCTTAGCTGCAGGCCCTTTTCCGACGATAAAACTGTATCGTTCACCGCGTTCCTCCATTCTTATCAAGTGTTGACTGAAGAATACCTGCTGCAACCCCTCCGGTAGGTAGTTCATAAAATTCAGGAACACATGGGTGGGGCGGTTCGCATTCATGGCCTCATCGAATTGCTGCCAAGACCACGTGGCGACCCTACGCTTACGCTTAGTAACGGTGGTGTATTCCGGCTCAACGCCGATGTACTCCCAGGAAACCTCCTTCTGATCATCGTACCATCCCCCGGAATCACCCTCGGGTACGTTTCCCACGCGGATTGGATAAGTGCGGAACGCTAGATATCCGCGCCGAAAATAGCGGGGCGCTAAGCGAGCGTCTGCCATTCCTTGCATGAACGTACATTCTCGACTCGTTACCTTGGGGTAGAACGTTGAGTGAATGCCTAGCGAGAATCCTTGCGATACTTCAACAAATACGCGATTATAGGTACAATCTATGTCGTCCTGCCTATAAGACGGGTACGATTCGGCGGCCCAACTGTTACCGAATATTGATTCCGATTTGCGAGCGATCTTGTTGATAATCGCGGTTCCGGTACCGGACAACGTGCTTGCACTCGCTGCGATCGTCTCTGTATCGTGTTCCGACTGCCTTGTCTCCTCGTCGACAATGCCCGCTCGTCCGTTGACGTATACCTTAAGGCCTGGAACCCGCGCATGTTCCTGCATCAACGCGTGGGGGTCGATTATGGAGCCGCCCGAGAAGTAGACCGGGATGTTCCGGCCCAACAGATAGGACTGAACTGCGAAGACGGGCAACTGCTTGAACACGCAAGGCATGCCATCGTGATAGAATGTGTGCCCGCTGTTTGGTCCGGCGTTAGTAACGACTGCGTTGAATGGGATGCCTTCCTCATAGGCTTGCCACGCGAGCCAGGATGCCAGCGCCCCCTTGCCGCAGGAACCGAATTGTCCGTCCGCAAGGATATGAACCCCGTTGCTGGTGAACAGATCGCTCATATCAGTTCCTCTGATTTAACAGCTTCAATAAGCACAGTAACCAGCGCCTCTGATCAAGATTAAGATGTCGCCATTCGTCCTCAGTCATTGGAGGCGATAGACGGGATAACAATTCCTGTCGCGTCATTCTGCAGCTCCCCGCACCTTAGCTTCCATGGCGTCCAAATTTACCGGAGCAGTGTTTGGCTTGGCGACCATCTGACTCTTCCGCCAATCAATGGGTTCCGGCTCCGGCATCGCTTGAACGGGCTTAACGCCCGCGAACATACCTGCGATGCTTATGTAACCGATGTCGTCAACGAAATTCTCGCTGTCGGTCTTGTCGCCGAATATGAACCGCACCTTCTTAACAAAGCTCATCATTTCAGCGACGTCCACCACACCCACCCTCAATGGATCGGTTCCCCGGTTAACGGCGCGTAAGTAGGCCTGCCAGAATTCGGCGATTACTTTGAACGATTCCACCGTGTCACCGTGCTGATGGGTTCTCTCCTGACAGACTATCTTCTTGGCCGCGTCCAACATTGCCCCCGCCCCGATGTTTGTTGTAGTCATGTACAAATCTCCAAAGAGTTTTGGCGTAATCATCGCCTTTTAGTTGACAGATGCAAGCTTTCACGGGCATTTTTCGTGCCCATTCCCCGACGTACATTAATTTGTCTTCGTTCCAGCCCACGAGAACCGGGAACGCATGGCCTCCTTTCAATTTAAGAATTCGGTTGCCCTCGATCCATTGCCGCTCGGTTGGCCCGAATTCGCGGGAATGGATAATCTTCGCCTCAATGAAGCACACCGGCAGCGAATCGAAGATCACCAAGGTATCCAGAATACCTACCCCGTAGCGATCTTCGAATCGGCGGGCATAAGCGCCTGCCTTTTTGCACTGCGCAACCAGCTTTGTTTTGAGGTCGGATTCCTCAGTGTTCATATGAACCTATTTTTCTTGCACCACCATTCGGGGGCGGTGAACAATGAATTGCCATCAGGATCGACGTCTTGGACTAGGTTCCCGATGGATTTGGGGAGCCAAGCTTGATTCCCGCTCATGTTGTCGATCACCAGCCATGCCTTAGCGGTGGAATGCTCGACCTTGCATTCGACCGTAATCAACTCGTCTCCTGTTGATGGCATCGTCGTCGCCTCCATTATAGCACGGCTGAGCGCCGCTGTCAAGTATCCCTTACTTCCCGTAACTAGCAGTTGCCCAATCAGGCCCGGTTCCAACCTCGAATGGGATGGGGATACCGAGATTGAAGTCCGGCTCATTGACTACGTTTTCCATTGCCCGCACCATTTCACTGGTATCGAAGCCTATTCGTCGTTGCCATAGCACCGAATCATGAATCGTAAGGAGGATTTGCACCTCGGGGTGGGCCTCTTCAAATTCGCAGGCGCGGAGGAGGCAGGTCTTTACGTGGTCGCCGCCTGAGTTCTGTACGATGCGGCTGATTGCGCGATAGCAATATTTGGGATCGTCCAGTCGCGCCCTCCGACCGAGAATGGACTTAACGTGGTGGGTGTGGAGGAATAACGCCTTGGCGCGCTTATGGAATCGCTTGATGGCTGGGAATTGATTGAAGAATTTGTCGTGATATTCCTGCGCCTCACTAATCGTCATCTTCATGTGATTGGCGAGGGTGGGAACGGACATTCCGGTGAGGAGTCCCATCCCCATCCGCTTTGCCGTGTCTCGGTCGAGATTGAGTCCGGCACTAGTTTGGTCGTGAAGATCGAGAGTCCCTGTTCTGTATCCATGAGAGAGCCGTTCATCGTCACTAAAATAGGCGAAGAGCCTTGGTTCTTGCTGCTTGGCATCCCCTTCTTGGATCTCGAGATCGCGATCAGCAATAATGAGTCGCCGGACAAGGCGTCCAACAGCTTTATTCCTTTTTGGGAAAGCCTGAAGATTCGGCTCAGAACAGCTAAATCGCGCTCCGATAACTCCATACTCGTCTGACTTAGATTGATTAAGAACTGGGTGGACGCGACCGAACACATTGCGTTCTCCTATCAGTGGGGCGATGAATGAGTCGCGGGCTTTTTTAAGGTTTCTAACGGCTATGATTGCTCGTCCGATATCGTTTCCAGAGAGCCACGCCTCAGTGAATGAAAAGGCATTTTGTTCAGTGCGCTTAAAGTCTGAATCTTGATAACCATTCGCACGATATAGGGCCTCAACCTCTTTGCGGGAACTAACATTAAACCCCGGCGTAAATTGTCGCTGTGCCTCCTCAATCTTGCGCTGGATAATTCCAGAAGGTCCAACCAGCTCATTAGCATATTCTGAATCGACCCGTAACCCACGGGTGTGAAGGCGGGCAACGCGGTGGATCAACTGGCATTCTAAGGCCCAGGGCTTACGCAGCTGTTCATCGTCCAGATATTTTTGCTGAGCGTTGCGAAGCTCCAGTGTTGAGACGCCATCCCCCGTAGCATAATCCACAACAAAGCGATCATCACCAGCCATTTTATGATAATTGGACATTTGTTTGCGATCTGGTATGCCCCCAAATTTGCTAGCAATAGCACGATACAAATCTGCGCCCAATTTAGGAGTGACTCCCATGTGAATGCAGCAGTCATCGAGGCCATACCCCCTTGTGATATCGCTTATTAGCCCCTGATTGATCATTGTATCTTCGAGCGGATACACTGGGAACACGTTATGCTTCGCCGCCATGCGCAGATCGAAGCCGAGGTTGTGGCCGACCGTCCAATATCCTTTGCGGGCGCGCTCCTTGAACCCCATATTAAGCCTGCGCTCAAATTCGGCGACGGAGGTATCGGGAATGTTCCCGCCCCCCGTGTGGCGAACAGGGACATAGATGCTGGCCTCGGAATCAGTAATGACCCATCCGACCACGTAATCCTTAAGTTCTAGCCCCGTCGTTTCGGTATCGAAAGCGATCATGGGCGATTCATTTACTATAGTTAATGCGCGATGCGGATCGATGCCCTGATACATTGCCCCTCCAAAAGCTGCGGGCGGGGCGAGAACCAACAACCAACCCCGCCCGCTTCTAAAAGGTGTCGTTAACGTTACCCTTTCAGAACTTGTCTTCTGAGGAACGCTCCACCGGGCCACTGTCCCTTCCATTGCCGCTCGGGGGTCCGCCTTCGTCCCTCTCGTCGCTGGCACGGAACACTACGTTCTCGTAGCGCTTGAACAGCGCTTTTGACCTCGCGCCGTCCTCTTCATCAATGTAGCCGAGGCCGGTGTAAAGATAGTTGAAGTACGTTTTGTTGGTCTGGTTCTTGGCGACCACTGACTTGATTGAATAGACCTGATAATAATGCTCGCGGGGGTTCGTATCGATCGCCGCGAACAGATCCTTCGAGGGCTTGAGCGCGCCCCGCGAATTAAGGATGATAGCTTGCCCGAGTTCTGGGTGCTCCGGGAACCACCACAGGACTTCATAAGTGAGGGTCGCGGCAGGAGGCGAGCCTTTATCACCGGGGCGGCTTGAGCCGAATTCTGCCAGCCCCGATTCGGCGACGGTTGGGGCCAGCTTCCAGATATAAGTGCTGGGGTTATTCTCGAATTGTACCTGGAACGTGCCTTCAGGCGGGTCCCAATTTTTACCGTCGCGCGATCGCGCTAGAATGCCTCGATCATCGCCTCTTGGTGCCCAGAGCACCTGCGATTTGCGGGCAATGATAGGAACGCCTATCAGCTCCTTGCCCAACGATTTGTGTTGGATGGTGTGCCAGAATTCGCCGGACTTGGCGAGGCCCTCGAATTCGACCAACTCTGGTGAAACCGCATGGATCAGCTTAATCCGCGGAATCGTCATGTCGCTAGAATCGATATTGCCGATCCGGTCGACTTTGCCCTCATTCTGGAGGTAGTCCGGTATGTTCGAGCTATACTTCGACAGTTCTTGTGCCATGGTTATGCCTTTGTGATGCTCGTGTAGGGGTTGATGTTCGTGGTGAACTTATCCTTGGGCAATTGCTTGCCCTCAGTTTCCATCATGTTTTTTGCGAATCCGGCAAGTGTTTGAGCATTGACTGTCTCGATGATAAGACCTCCGTGGCCTTCCTCGCGGAGCCAATTGAATCCTACCTGCTTGTCGATGATGGAACAGGACCACTTGTGTCCGATGCTCACCCGCCCAATGTCGTCATAGGTTACAGTTTTTATGCCAAGTCGTTTGAAGTGGTCAGGGATTTCGGAGTGGGATAACCGGTCCTCGATTAGCTCGAGTGACTTGCGCACGATCTTGATATCTTCGTTGACGTCCCTGAGGGCAACGAAATGCTGAATTGTTTCTAGCGTATTCGCGCGTCCAAGAACTTCTGTCGTGTCTGCTTCGATCTGGGATTGTAGATGTTTCGCGGCAGCTAGCAACCCTGCTAACTCCTCTTTCGTCGATTCTCGCATCTTGTACTCCTGATTGCTGGCATCGCCAGCGCACAGACATTATAGCACACACGCGACTCGCTGTCAAGTACCCCTTCTCGTTAGGAAGGAGCGAGGGCCGGAGTTGCGGGGGTTGCTAATCCGGCCCTCTAGCCGTTGCCTAACCTATGCGGCAGTCAGGGCAACGGTGTTCTTGCCGCGCCGAAACGCGGCCCATCCAAGTGCAATGAACCCAAGCGCCATCATTGCCCATGTAGACGGTTCTGGAACGCCAGACGTCATGCTTTGGTTGAAGCCAGTAATACTCGATGAACCACGCATGGCCAAGCTCGCGCCTTCAGTCATACTAAAAGAAGAGCCGTTGACGAACGCAGCTAGGTTTGACCCTGAGAAGCTATCGGGATCGGTTAGCGGAGTTCCGAACACGGTTTCCAATAGACTGCCGGGGGTGTTGGTTGGGTTGGCCCCTTGCACGTTGCCGTGATCGGCCCAGAACTGCAGCATGCTCTGCCCCGATCCCACCGCGTCGTTGAAGGTCAATGAAGCCGAATCGCGAATGAAGCTCACTGGAGCGACGAAATCAGTGTCGCTGGCGAGCAACTTGACGGTGATCGGTGTTAGTCCTGCATTAGTTATTGAGGACGACGAAAGCTGAAGCGTATTGTGCGCGCCGAAAGTACTCTGCGCCAACGTGATTTGAACGAACGCATTGCCGACCGTCTGGTCGATGGTCAACAGATTGTTAGCCCCACCTGACACGTCGCACGACAGTTGCCCATCGAAGCAGGTAAACGTCGATGCGCCCACCCCGATGCTTAGCTGCAATCTTGCCGCAGCGGGACTTGCAAGAGCAGCGCAAGCCGCCCCTGCCAAGAGTACCGATCTGATATTCATGTTAGTTCTCCAAACGGGAAAACCCCGTGTACCAATTTTAGCACACGGGGCGCACGCTGTCAAGTACCAAGGGAACGCCCGTGGGTTACCTTCTACGATGCTGCTGTTGCGGAGTTGGGGTGGGTTGCCCCTGATCCGGTTGAATGTCATACGCATAAACATCCCACGGTTCACCGGGCTTGTGAACGGCAATCACCAGATCATTCGCGTATTCTGACGGGGGTTCCGGCAGAGGTGGGTTGATCTGGTCCGGCGGAATCGGTGTCGGCTCCGGAAGCCCCTGATCAGGAACACCCGGTATATGAATCGGATGAGACGGACGAGCACCCGAACCGCTTGAACCGCCGCCTGGAAGCCCCTGATCCGGATACGGAAGATGCCCGTGATCCGGATGACCGGGGTGATAAATCGGCTGCGAGGGGTAGTTTCCGCTGCCGGGGAGACTGTTGTCGATTTGACCACCACCGCTAACAGGTAGAATCACATATAGTTGAACCATCGCGTCCTCCTAAGTTGAAGTTACGGCTTTTTACCCTTTTTCTCCTGCCTCCTTTCGCTGAGCATTATCGCCACCGCTTGATCCTGTCTTTTTACGACCGGACCGCGCTTGCTTCCCGAGTGGAGCTTTCCTTGCTTCCACTTGTGCATTACGTTCTTTGATGGCATCGGAGCCACTCCATTCGGTGTGCCAATACCTCTTCCAAGCGATCACGGAGGAGGAGGTTCAACAGGCGGTTCTGGGTTAAGGATCTCGTCCAACCCTTCCCCGACGTCGTGAAGAGTGTCGGCAATTTCCTGCGCCGAAACGCCGCCTCCCTTATACGCCTTGTTGATAAGAAGGAGAAGCTCCCTCTTAAAATCAGTCATCAGAAATGTCATACTATTCTTCCTTCTCTTCGGGGTCCTTATTCTCCTCGATCTCTTCATCGATGGAGTCCTTGAGATCTTCCAATTCGGAGACGATATCCTCGAGGGGAATACCGGCTTTCTTGGCTTGATCCACGAATAATTCTAACTTCTCTGAGAATTCTTTAATTGTCACTCGGCTTCTCCATAGCTGCTCTAAGTAAGATCTTGCCCCGCGTATATTCATCGGCGAATTCGCCCCATTGAATATCAGAAAGGCCAGGAAGTGATAGTTCTAGGATCGGCGGCTCCGGGAATTGGCGCGCGGGCGCACGGATGGGAATCGGGGCCATTGCAGCGTACCGAATCGATCGGCACGTTTGCGGCCACGGGTAGTTCCAGATTCGGTGTAAGCGACAATGAACGGGAGCAGCAACAGCCGCAACACTCCCCGTCGAAAAAGCAACAAGGATGACGACAGGCCGCAAACTTTGCCATCTCATATCTTCTCCCCCTAGAATGGGGAGGGGACTCTACGCCCCTCCCCACAGAACCCGACAGATTGCGCCTATGCCTAACGCGTTGTCGAGTTCCTGTGCCTTAGTGGCTCGCAGTCTCCTGCTTGGCCTTGGCGGCGGCAACCGCTCCGGCCAGAACCACCTTGGGCAGTTCCACCTCAACGAGTCCTTCATCGAGGGCCTTCAACTGCCCGTTCTTCCGGGCAATCGTTGCGAGCATGTTCCGCAGGGTCATTCGTGCGCGACCTTGCGATCCCAGGCGTTTCGAATCGACTTGCGCCTGATAATGGGCCACCTTGTCCTCGGGTAGACCATTGATCCGACAGAGTTCGAAGAACTTGTCGTAATCGAACCCATCGGTACCTTTGCACTCGGTGTTGATGAACTGGGCGAGGGCGTCCGAACCCCCGTCCTTGTATCGACCGGCGTACTTCGCCGGGACGATTGACTTCGTGACCTTGGGTTCGCCCTCGGCCTTTTCAACAGTGTTCGCGTCAGTCATGGCAACCTCCGTGTTGTGAGCATTAGCGCTCGTGCCATGAGACCATCCTACCACAGCGTGACCTCGCCGTCAAGTCCCCCTTCTATTCCCTAGAATCAGAACTTGTAACGTTTCATTCCGCGCCATGGAACCGGCTTCTCCCCATCGTTGTTGTTTGGCCCGTAATCCTCGTCAGTGAACACGAATCGCGGTGTTAGTTTCACTCCGATTGCCTCGCCGAATTTGTCATGTAACTCGGCGATCTTCCATCGGAATCGCCATTTCTTAGACGCAGTGAGTTCCAGCATGTGGAGTGAGTGGAATTCCTTGAACACATCGTTCGCCATCACTTTGTTAATACCTATCTTCTTCATATATTCGGTGACGAACATCGCAAACTCAGACGGCGAGAACGGAGTAGTAATATCGCAATCTTCTAATGCCGCCCCGTTCTCGACGATGTCCTTGGCGACCTTGCGAACCATGCTAAAGCCCCCGAGAATAACATCCGCGTCGGTGGCCGCTGAACCGATGACGTTCTCTACCGCTGATTTGATCACGGGGCGATGGGTGAACATGTACATAAAGTGCTCGATTGCATTGTAATCTTGTAGGAGGGCGTCAAACTCAGTAAACATAGGTTTCAACGAGTTGGTCCACTTGATAAATTCCGTTTGCGACATCCCCATGTGTTCGGCGGTGAACGCCTTGGTGATATAAAGAGCACGGTCAACTGTGTCCTGTTGTGAGATGCCGATGTCCATTCGATTGGAGGCAAAGATCATGCGAGCGAAGATGTTGTAATTGCGGGCGTCCTGATTTTTCTGCTCACCATTCATCGTCACCGTACGAACCATCAGCTTCACTTCATCGACCGCCTGTTGACCTCGGAACCGCGCTTCGTCCACGAATACGAGCATCCGATTTACAAAGGGCGCAATGCTGAAGCGCTCGCCAACCAGCTTACCGTTTACCAATCCGTGAAGATCACGGAACAATGCTTTACAAAATACGCCGCCCATAAACGATTTGCCGACCGCTTGCCCGCCCAGCGCAACCCAAGCGATCTGTTGCTTATCGCCGGGGTGTTGGATGGTATAGGACAGCCAATCCTTGATCCAGTTAGATTGCAGTTCGTTCTGGCAAGTAAGATAGCCCAACACTTTATCGAGCGACGTCTGGCACTTGTCCATCAATTCGGGAATAACGGTTGCGCATGGCTTAACCGCCCAACCAGCCCAAGTGTTAAACACCAGATGACTATCGTCTTGATAGCCGTCGGGAACAATGCCCCTTACAGGCGATCGCCTAAGAATCGACCCCGCCTGATTGTCCGGGAACATATCAGATGTTTGAACCGCCACGCGGGACTTGCTCATCTCGAATGACTTAAACGCCTCGCGGGGCTTACCCCCGATCATTATCGTTTCGGGCTTATGCCGTTGATAAAGATCGGAATTAGAATACTCGAACTGCTCCAAGCGTTGGGAGAACCGCTCGCGGTCAATATAGCGCCCGTTAGCGTCGTTGTAGATGTAACGATCAATCAACTTGGACAGCACCGAAATGTCAGCGCCGGGGGCAACGATGCCTCGGAGACCTTTCGTTACCTCCACGCCGAATAAAGCCTCCATAGAAGGCCAGCCGGGAATCTTCGCGTCGGGGTTCTGGTCTAGCTTTCGGTGAGCATCGCGGAACGTTCGCTTGCGCATGAACGCTTCGTCGTCGCCGGTCTCTTGGCATATTAATTCGATGAGAGATTCGGCGGTATCGTCGCAATCAATGGGGCAGAACACCTCGTCGGCTAACTGCTCGCTATTGTTGGTCGAAGCTCCCTCATTGACAACTCTAGCGAGCCATCCAAACAATCGGATGGCCGTGTTCTGACGATTACCCTCTTGCCAGTGGGGTCGGATAAGGTAAAGAATCGACCCGAACGCGACAGCGCGAATGAGTTCTCGATAAGTAACCCTCCGGGATGTTGTTTGCGCAACTTCACCAGCGTGTCGTGCGATTCTTCCATCAGCTGCCCACCAGACCGAAATGTCGGTACCATTTGCGTCCACCTTGTCCACGTAAATTGATCCGGGAACCACTGTCTGTTGAGCGCTCATTTCCATCTGGCGCTTGTTGGCGGCGCTTATAGAGGTCCTAAGTTGGACTTTATGCCTCTCATTTCCGACTCTAATCTCTCGAGGCTCAAATCGCTTGAGGTCTTCGAAGTTTGCGGCGTCGTCATCTGTAAGTTGGACGAAGAAATGTGTCGGGACCCCAACGCTTCGACGACCGAAAGCAAACCTCGCGTCAAGTCCGAGATGCCGAAGAGCAGCTTGTATACAGCGATTGTATTGTGGATCTGAAGAATCAATATCAATATCAACCCAACCAAGCTGGAGGTTAAAGCCCACGTTGGTATAGCGTAAGTCTGGGTCATCGATCCAATCCTGTAATTTTGTGTCTAGATACTTTCGCGCCGCCCAATCGTCCGCAACTGGTAGCTTGCTTTTCGGTTTTAGATAAATTGCGCCGACCTGTATAAGGCCGGTGTTGATTTCGTTGGTTAGTGCTCTTTGTTCGTGGAGTATTTCGAGGTCTGCTTCGGACAGTGGGATATTAGCAGTAAATACCACTGTTTGTCTCCCTTGACGCACTCATTGGCGCGCAGCGGCTATTGTAGCACACCGCGCGCCCCGTGTCAAGTACCTACAAGGTATTCGGAATACTACTCGAGTGTAGTAAGATCCTTTCTTGCGATCATGTCCTGTTTAATCAGGTCAAGATCGACGGTTGTGAAGTAGGAGATTAGGAACCATGTCGCTTCGATGCGTGGCATTTTCTCCAACTCTGCTATAATCCACTCAATTAAGTCCATTCTAGGGGTGGTGGGGATTTTGGGCTTAGTGAATCTGTTAGGCATCATTCGTCACCTTCTGCCGGTTCCCAAGTATCGCGTTGTTCCCACTGTTCAAGGTATTCATGAATCTCGACAATGCGGTCCATTCCTACATCGTCTCGCGCTGATTTGCGATTAAGCATAGCTCGATCGATTCCTAAACTTATCCCGTAAGCGACGTCTATTGATTTAAAGTCCGGTTTCGAGACTTCTTCAAGTATCAAGTCTCGTATTTGATTAGTGAATTTTGTCGTCATTTGTTGGCTCTTCTCCTGTGTTGTGAAAGTTACTTGCAATGGCGTCATATAAGTAATCGTCCAGCTTTTCACTCATGCGCTTGCCTAGCATCAGCGCAATTAAGCCTGCATCCTGGGATAACGCGCTACTTATAAGCAGGCTCATCATATTCGCGGCCAACGCACAGACCGCCTCTTCGATGTCGATCATTGGCATGTTATGTTTAACGCGAGCGTCAACCAGCGCATGAACATATGGCCCCTGAACCAACTCAGCGAATAGATTATCCGCTGGCGTTAGTTTTTTCCGTGCTTTCATTGCCTCCTTGTTGTTGCTGTTAAATTTATCCACTGATTCGTGGATCAATTTTAACCTCGCTGCAGCGTTCATTTTGGTTCTCCCGTTTAGAGGCACAATCCGTGAACAGTACCTGGATTTTCCTTCTCTATCTTTGGCAGCTCCTTGAGGCAGTCCACGAATATTCCGTCTATTCCGTTGCACGATTCGTTGAGAAGAGGGATAGATTCTAGAATCTTTACGAGGTGCAACCGCTGCGCTTCGTTGATCATAATGGTATAATGCATGTTGGTTCTCCTGTGGGTTGGCCCACGCTCAATTATAGCACGGCGTGGGCCTCGTGTCAAGTATTACTTGAACCGCTGCGAGCTAATCCCTTGATTGCTCGTACATAATCACCGCGAACTTTCTCTGGCAGCGCGGCTAGATGTTCATTGATGTTGAATCTATGGTCCTTTTGTTTCTCTGCCCATTCTTCCGGCGTTAGCGTTTGAATAAGATGCGCGTGTCCAGGATCAACGCACTTGGGGTGCTCTGCGCTCATTTGAATCGTTGCGCTGCCATCCAATCGGCCGGCATTTGCATCTCCATTCCATTGGGAAGCTTCAAAACGCCCCCTGCCGAATGAACTTGCTTAGCTAGCTTGTTGCGCCCCGTCATTCGATAGCGCCCTTGCCATCCATTGCCGCTGGTTCGATACTTTGACATGTCGACGTTGTTCGCATCCATTATCATCTTGAAGTATTCTATGTTACAGCGCGAACCGTCCAGCACCAAGTTGTTGAGAGCAACCGCTAAAGCATCTCCACAATGCGTTGGGTGCCCTCTCTCCGCGTAGATTGCGCGGTATTTAGTCTTGACCACGCTCCCCGGCTTCGCTTCAGGTTGCTCCTCCTCGGGCTTTTCGTCCAGAGCTTCGGCTGCGCTCTCTTCCCACTCAGATTCCCATCGGTCATAATCGGGATCTCCCTCTTCATTGGGGAAGGGGTTATCAACCACTGCGAATCCCTTTTGGTGCGCCGCCCGCCCATTGGTTGGAACCCCATTAATTGTGAGCGGGTTCTTATCCTCGACGAATTGGGGCGGAACTTCCCGGAGGCCGGTGCGTTCCCATAGTCCCCGCGTCGACTCGTTGGCGCTTACGCCATCGTCGCCTTCAGCGAGTTCCTCCTCCACAACCTCTTCGATGCCGGTGAGCTTCGCGACGAGAATCGGTGAGTTCGGCCCGCTTGTCTCACCGGGGTATTCCTCCATCGGAATGTGATCCATCAGCTCCTCTTGTGCCCACATAATGGGCGTCATTGTACCGGCGAGTTCCTGACCGTTCCGGATTATCTTCACGTTCCAGGGGCTTGTGGGGTCATTCACGATCTTGATGTCGTCCCCGGCGTTCTCTTTGATTACTTTCTGCGCCGCCGTCATTTGTTGGATCGCGTATCTTGCGTCCGCCCCGTAAATGCGCAGGTTGTGCGCGGGCCAGAACGCCACAACGCGGTTGTATTCCGGCTCTGAAATGAGCTGAACCCCCGCGCGTTCTGCCTGCTTGATGTGTTGGTGGTGTATCTTTTCCATTGGTTCCTCGTGTGGGTTCCCGGGGCGATTCGCCCCGGTCACGTTGATTATAGCACGTCGCTAGGTTCCTGTCAAGTATACCTTCCTCATTCTGGAATCGAACCGACTTGGTGGTGCAATTGCCAGGTTCCGTCACCATTGCGAATTACGTGGCGCTTTTTCTCGAGATATTGTAACCGCGACCCCGCCGAATTGGGTGAGAACCCGTTCGCCTTTAGTGCGGGTTTAATTTCGGAGGATCGGTGTGGCTTACCGTCAGCGAGAATCTCAAGAATGATGCGGTTGATTCCCGCCTTCAGATTGATCGGAATCGGGGGAAGCTTGCGATGATACTTTCGCGCCCTGAGCTTGTCTGCGAGGGCAACAACAGCGGGCGGTGCCTTGGGTAACGGCAATTCGGTGATCTCAACGACGTCGAGAACCTCGAACGGTACGTAATGCGTTGTTAGTCGGATGTATTCCTCTATCTCTATGTGAATGTGCATCTTTAGCTTAGTCATTTAGTCCTCGTTATGGTTAGCTTGTAGCCCAAGGCCCGCAGAACCGCGTTGATAGAAGCGGCTTGTGGGCGCTTGGTTGGGCCGCTGAACCAGTTGGTCAGCGTTCCTGTGCTTACGCCACTCATTAGGTGAATGTATTCGTAAGTCGCACTTTCTTGCTCGATGATTGTGCGAATCTCATCGATTATCGGGTCTTTATCGACAAAGTTGTACGATTTATACACAAAACCTGTCACTTGTTCTCCTCTCTGCGTTTAATCTCAGCAAAGAAGCGATTAGCTTCATCCATTTGATGGGCAATGTGATTCAAGCGATCGACATCGCTTTGATCAACCCTGCACGAAACTGGAACGGCCATTAGTCGTTCAGCCAGATCGCGAAGATACTCTGGATTGGTCATTCCTCCGTTTCCTTTGAATGGTATTCCACGATCACTTGGCGCATCGCCTCTTCGCCGTTCTCGGCGAATAGACCAGCCACCCGGTTCAATGCGTTCCCGCGCTTGGTCCACACCTTGGCCAGCGCAACGTCCTGCCAGTTCTCGGCGATGTGAACCGCCTTGTCGTGGGCCACTTCGCTGAGCATGTCAACGACCATTTTCAGGCCGTACTTGTCGACGAACTTCTCGAGTTCCATTCCTAGGTTCTGCTTTTCAATCGGGTTCATGTGGTTCTCCTTTGCGAGCTTGGCGCTCGTTTCTGCCCCCACTTTGTCTGAGGGGCAGGGACTTGCGTCAGTCCTCTGGCGTTACGGGATTATTGCCCACTGCCGTTACAACGATGTACGGCTTGCCGCCGTAAGGGTGATCTCCTTCTGCCCCGTAATAATCTGATTCGGTGGGGTGGCAATTCGTCTCCCGCATAATGCGAAAGAATGCTGCCATTATTGCTTCATCCGTTTCGGCAAATTTGCCGTCGCGAACTTCGTACGTTATTGTCATTGTTGCCATGTTGGTTCTCCGTTGCGGGTCTGCCCGCGCGACCATTTTAACACAGCCGCGCGGCGCTGTCAATCCAGTTTTCAACTTTGTTTGCAGCAAGCTAGTTTAGTCCCATCCTCTTTCTAGTTTGTCCGCGCAGGAATCACACTGATAGCCCAAGTCGCGGTCTTTGGGCGTTAGTCGGTTCTCTTGCCCGCAATTGGGACAAGGCAGATTGCGCGGGTTGGAAGGGGTCGCTGCGCGCAACGCCGAATTGCCGCCTGGGTCAGCAAATTCACTGTTCCAGTCGTTTTCTGGGTCGTATTCGTCGTACTCTTCCCACGGATCGTCTTCGTAATCGTTCACACCTTTACCCATCTTAGCCTCCATTTTGGTTTTGGTTGTGGTCGGTGGGTTTCGGCCCACTGCCTTTCGTGGGCGCGCTGATTCTCTGCCCACTCGTCGAATCGCTCACGAATCCCAGGTTCGTCGAGAACGTGAACGAATACTACCCCGGACTTGCCCCCTGTGGAAGGATCAAGCCCGCGCTCGTTGCAGAATTCGTTCCATTCTCGCAACGTCATATTCTTACTGGCTGCCATTCACTACTCCTCTGTATTCTGCCTCGTGTTTGTCGGCAGCTTGATTTAATTCTCTGCGCATTGCATGGGGCACTTGCGACCAGAACGTCTTTAGCGGGTATTCATAAGTGGGCTCTTCACGCTCCTCCCGTGGTTTAGGTTGTAGCGGAACGATCTTGTTCCATAAGTGAAGATACGTCTCTTCCGAGACGGTCAAGCATTCGGCGGCTTCGTCTGCGCGCCACACGGCGAACAGCGGGTGCGGCTTAATCTTCTTGGTCATTGCTTACTCCTGCTCCGAATTCGATCGCGGCCTCGCAACTGGCGCACTTGTGGCGGGTGGGCAGGAGCCGCACCTTCCGGAGACATCTTTCACAATGTCTCCATTCGCTGCTGGCGATAATGAACGCGAAGAAATCGCGCTCCTCTGGGTCGTTTAAATAGTAAAACCCAAAGTTGTCTTCGTAGTTGGTTCCTATCACGTTGGTTCTCTCTTCTTTTACGTGTTCTCAGGGAATACGACGCGCAAGCTCACCACTTCGACCTTTCGGGTGCCCTCCTCTGCGTTGCGCCAGTACTTCCAGCATTCGGTGCTGTGATCGAAGTTCTGATCCAAGTACTCTTCCAAGCATTGTTCCACCCATTCGCGCGGATGATCGTTGCCTTCGATCTCAACTTCTACTGGCACAATGATCTTCATCTCTTATCCTTTGCTTCACGTTCCCCGATCCGTTCGTTAACAGAATCGAGGTGGTCTTTCAGGATGGAGCGAATTAGGCGCAAGTCAATGTCTTGCTGCTCCGCTTTATCGATCAGCGAAGTAAGGCGGTCACCCCACTTTGCTGCTTGTTTGAGCTGTTCCCTGGTTGCGATCATCACTTCACCTCGAATGATTTTATCCACAGATCGTCGTATTCGTTATCGGACAAGTAGCAATTGCCGAACACTTCGTTGTCCTCGAATTCTTGAAGGGTGGCGCGAATTCCTTCGATGACGGATTCGCGCGTTGCGTCCGTCTCGAAGGTCAGTGTGATTGTGATTGTGTGCTTCATTTGGTGGTTCTCCGTTGTGTTGGGGGCGCTTGGCATTTTCACAGCCCCGGGCCGTGGGGGTATCTTAGCACACCCGGCGCGCTCCGTCAAGATAGAGTTGCGTTAGGGAGCATGAAACGTCTTAGCAAATGCGATGCATTCGTCCACCGCTTGCTCGTGCGTTTCGAACATTCCCATCACAAGGTTCATTTCAAGGTCATAAGCTACCCATTTGTTCTCCTCTTGTTTGATGTCGAACTCGCGCCCGCCCAATGAAAGCTGGCCGGGGCGCGGGATTGGTTTCGGTCCGTGCACAACCTCTTGCAGTCGCCGAATGTGGTGATCTTCCACGTATTTTTGCGTCGTGCCCACAACACCGCCCAGCTTCTGGAATTCCTTCTTGACATTCTTGTATTTAAGGTGGTGGGGGGACAGTAAGGCATGTGCAACGGGTGGGCTTATGCCTGCCGCCTCTGCGATTTGCGCGACGGAGACTTTTGTGGAGCCGTGGTATAACGCATACCAAGCCATTCGATCAGCGAATTGAAGCTTGGGGGCGAACTTACCCCTTTGACCTTTTTGCGGAAAGTCGGCGTCCCATTTCGTATATTTAAGCTCTTCAACCATGTTTTACTCCTTTATAAAGCTTGCTACTCTTTCCAAGTGATGGGGCTTCACGTACATTCTGTACGATTCCACCGGTCCCAAGCGGAGGAATTCCTTGTGAACTGATTCGTATCCCGTTATTCGGTTTGGGTGCAGGTTACAAATGTGTCTGATTGTGCTGATGGATAAGCCAAACGCCTTGGCTAACGAAGAACTCGTTACTCGGTGTTCGTGTTTTATAGCTATTATCGCCATTCGATCATCGAAGTAAGTCTTCTGTGAGAAATCGGGTTGTTCTATTTTGAACTGATCAAGGAAATCAGGCATTTCAGTACTCCATTACGCCACCCAGGCGGCCACATATTTTAGCACACGGCGCACCGCCTGTCAAGTACCCTTTGCAACACATAAGGGAGAAATAGAATCACGTTATTTCGTACATGCGTAATCCCCAATATAAAGTACTATAACCACCCAGCAGTTCTTGCCCCACGGGACCGAAAAGTATACTGCAAGGACGTGCTTACCGTCATTTATTGGGCGCTGCCGCCGCGTGGCGGTAAGCCAGGCACTGCCGGTCGGTTGTAGTACGCAACATGATTATCTTACGCCACCGCACGGCATAAACACGGTCCTTGCTGCTGTGCCTTTCTATTTCTACCTCTATTTCGGTGTCGCGTGGGCATGGTTGTCCCTTGGCGAAGAACAAGGCGCGAAGCACAAGTAGAAATTGCCCGCCTTCCCATAGACGCAAATTGGGCAGCGGCGCAATTTCTACTTCCGCTTACTTAGAGCACAAACACACGTCTCCCTTGGCGAACAAGAAGGTGGAAGTAGAAAGCCCCGCCTATTCGGCGGGGCGAGTAGAAGCTAGTGGCAACGATCTCGTTGCTCGTTGCAAGGCAAATCGCAACCGTGGTTTCTCCACGAACCGCCCGCCGCGTAGCAAGCAGGTTCCGCGTATTTTTCTCCTTCGTACGGATCGCTGCAACCAGCGAGCAGAATCGCAAGTAGAAAGATGTGCCGCATTCTATTTCTCCTGTGTGGTGGGAAGCGGGGCTTGCGCCCCGCTCGTTTCTAGTCTTCTATTCGGTGCGCGAACAGCAGGGTGCCAGAAACGGGATTGTCCGTTTCGTCGTCCCATCCGGGCACTCCGTCGCCCCATCCGCCGCTTTCCATCGCGCGGATGTATTGCGCTCGGAGCTTCGCTATGGCCTCCGCCTCGGTTTCGCCAGTCTGCACGAACGAGACGCCGATGGTGCTTGTGTCGCCATCGACAAGGTATGCGATCCACATTTCTATATTCTCCTGTTGGTTGGTGGGAAACGGAGGCTTGCGCCCCCGCCCCGCTTGTTTGCTAGCCGTTGCGGCCGTCGTGCTTCGCGAGGAATTCGCGAACCAGCGAGTCGCCGCCGTTCGCGAGTTCGACGAGGTTCGTCTCGCCCTCGGGGGTGCGGAATGTGCCGCGCTTCCCGACCACGCCGCGCAGAACGATCGCGCCGGACATCCGCAAGCGGCCTTCCCAGCCGTTGTTGCGGTTCGGCCAGCGCACCGTTGCGTCTTCGCCGGTGTTGGCGGAGAAGATCGCGAGGAATCGCGGCAGATCGAACACGCCGCCCTTCCCGATGCACTCGGCTTCCAGCTCCTGCGCCAGCCAGTCGCTGTTGCTGCGCTTGGCTGCCTTGGTGTTGCGGCCCATCGCCGCCGCCTTGGCGCGGTATTGCGCCTTGTATGCAATCGGCACAACCGTCTTCGGACGGGTGTCCACTTCCGGTTGTGTGTCCTCCCCGAACGCGAAGTTCGGAACGTCGGCGATGGCCGTGGTGTCGAGAATGGTCTCGAGAACGCGGCCGCCCT